GGGGGAATAATTAATGACACAGTCAGAATGGGGACACGATATAGAATTAAAATATACTTATAAAAATGAAACTGTGGGAGAGCTTAAAACTTATACTTTAACTAAAGAAGAACTTGAGGAATATTTAAGTAAACCGAGGGAGGTTAAGTATAGGAGAAATAATAATGAATAATGTTGATAGAAATAAATTATTATTAGAGTATCAGAAGCTATTAGATAGGCTTGATAGTGCTGAAAGATGGGCGATTGAACATAGCTTTAACTGGGATGATGTGAAAGTTTATAAATATAAAATATGGCTTGAAAGAGATAATATAATAAAAGAAATAGAATTTGTAAGGGAATTACTAGGACTGCAATAGCAGTTCTTTTTTATTGACAAAAAATGTAAATATAAGTTAATATAATAACAAATCAAATCAAAGGGAGTGATATAATGCAAAACAAAAAACTTATAACAGTAAAAGAGTTTGCCAACGAATATGGGATAGGCACAAATAAAGCTTATGAAATGGTTAATTCTAAAGGGTTTCCAGTAGTAAAGTTAGGCAGAAAACTTTTAGTAATAAAAGATAAGGTTGATGAATTTTTATATAATAATGTGGGGAATAGTTTTTAATGTATATATATAGATTAAAAGATTATCTAGGCTCAATTAGTTATATAGGGATTACAAACAATATAAATAGACGAATATCTCAACATATAAAAACTAAAAAAACTAGAGATGTTGAAACTATTGAATATTATTTTAATGACAATGAATTTTATATAAAAAGATTAGAGCAATATTTAATATATAAATATAAACCAAAGAAAAATAAATTAATATATAGTGTTGATGATATAACACTAGAACCAAAGGAAAGCGAATGGAAGGCATATGGAGAGTAATATAAAGAATGATTTGATAAGTACTTCAAATTTTTTAAACGAAATTAACCCTCAATCTAATATTGAGTGTAAACTTGAATTTAAGAAGTCTGAAAAAAGAACTTATGAAGGTGTTTTAGGTATGGGTAAATCTGCACACATTTACAAAACTCAATTTTGTAATACTAGGGAAGATTTTATTTTGTGGTGCAAAGATGTATCATATTCAGAAGGAGCTGTCAATAAATTTATAAAGTGTTATGAAATTTTCTCGAAAAATAATTCACAGTATTATAATTCGCTTAAAAGTTTAGAACTAAGTAAATTAAGCGCTATTAATTCTTTATGTGAAGTAGAATATAAGTATTATGAAGATAATAGAAAGCTAGACAAACCTAAAGTTGATAGAGATAGTGAAGATAGAAGAAAATTTAATACTTATCATATGGATAATTTTATAGAGCAAAATAAAGATAATTTAGAAGATATAACACTTCAAGAACTAAAAAAACTTGTTAAAGATTATAAGATAACAAATGACTTAATAAAAGAGAAGAAGCAAGAACTAAAAGAAAGTGAACAAAAATTAGCTGAAACATATGAAGAATTAGCAACTTTAAGTGCTGAAACTGATAAACTTAAATATGTACAAAGTACTATAGGTAATATAGTTGCTTCATCTAATAAACTAGATATATTATTTGAAGATGATTATAAACCAATAATACAAGATGTAGACATGAAAAAAGAATTAGAAGTAAATCTAGTGCATATAAGGGATAAAATAAACAATCTATTAAATGAAATAAACTTAGAAAAATATAATTGTGGAAATATAATAGACATTGAAAATTATACAACAGAGGGATAAATATATGAATGAAATAATAGTAGGTAATAATGGGGAACAACAATTTGATTTAGGTAAAAGTAAAAGCCAATTTGCAAAAGAAAGATTTTTAGAAATAACACTAAAAACAATTAATGATAATTTAAATGGTGTATCAAGCGATATATCAAATAATCATAAAGACATTAAAGCTAAATACGAGGAACTTTTAAGGCAAAATAATAAACTAGTTGAAATGATAAATGAAATTAATGCTAAGGATAAACAATTTAACATTGAAACTTTAAAAAATAAAATAGATGCAATTATAAATATACATAATGTAAAACCCACCAAAAAGAAAGAAGTTTGTAAGTTAACTAGAGATATATTAATTTGCAGTTACAAGGAACTTCCAAACGAACCTAGTGTAGATGAAATGATAAAAATTGAAAATCTTATAAGTGAACAGATATTGGATATGAAAAAGAATAATCCTAAATGGTTTAAGGAAAAAGAAATTGAAAGTGATAATGAAATTATAAAAAGATTATGTAATGAAATTGTAAATATAAAATCTAAACTTTATTCTAAGGATGAATATATTAAGGAGTTAAAAAATACTTTAAAGTTTAAAGAAGAAAATTATAAAAATGCAGAAAATAGATTTAATGAAGAAATTAAGTTATTAAAAGAAGAAATATATGAGTTTATACTTGATGTTGCGAGTATGACAAGGACTAGGTTAATCCTAGTCTTTTTTTATTGGTAAAATTATTCATACATAACTACATACATATGTAGTATTTATGGTATAATAATATATATCTACAAAGATAGACAAGGAGTTAAAAATGAAAGTTAATAAAATGATATACATTGATTATGAATGTATAAAACAGATGGAAAAATTATCTAAGCTTCATGCCGAAAATGGTGAAAAGATAGGCATATCTAAAATCATTGAAGAAGCATGGTTTGAGATGGTTGAGAAGTTAAAAGAAGAAGGTATTGACCTAACTAAAGACTAATATATAAAAGGATTAATGGGGAGTAAAAATGAAAAGTAATGCAGATATAATATTTAATCATATAGAAAAACAAAAAGGGGATTTTATAGTTCCTGTAGAAACAGTTAATGATAGGTTATTAGCTTATGCACTTAACCGGTATGCGTGGAAGTATAATATATTTAATAAAGTTATAGAAAAAGAAGAAGCCGAAAAGAAAGCTAAATACAACAGTATAATCCTTGCACCCTATTTTGCTTTAGAGTCTGAAAGGTGGAGCAAGAATATAGGGGTTAAAATTGACTTTTGGTCAGAGCAAGAGCATGAGAAGTTCAGGGATTATTTTATGAATAAGTATAAGCATATGATGAAGTAATGAGAATTATAAAGTTTATATTAATGTGCTATTTAATTACTAGAATAGCAATATTTATGAGTGAGAAGGAGAATAGAAGATGAACAAAGTAGTATTAACTGGAAGATTAACTAGAGATGCAGAATTAGGATTTATAGGAAGCACAGGCACTCCAAAAATGACTTTTTCTTTGGCAGTAGAAAGAAATTATCAAAAGGATAAAAATAATAAAAAAGTTGATTTCATAAACTGTGAAATGCTAGGGCAACATACAGAAAAGTTATGCCAATATGTAACTAAAGGAAAGTCTATATTAGTTGAAGGTGAACTAAATATAGACCAGTACGAAAGAGATGGAGAGAAAAGAAGCTTCACTAAAGTAAAAGTTGATAGATTAGAATTTTTAAGTAGCAGCAATAATAATGAAAATAAAACAAATACAAATACTTTAGAATTTACAGAATTTCAAGAAGTAGACAATGATGAAATACCTTTCTAGTTATAGGAGGTATAAGTCATGGGGTTTAATTATAAAAAGTATAGTGAGATAGTAAATAAAATAAACTCTTTAGCTGATGTATTAAATGAACAGAATGAGGAAGGCTATATGTCTTTTAAAGTTCAAGATACTTTGTGTAGGATAATACAAGAAGCTAATAGAGTTAATACATATATAAGACACTATAAAGACAAATAGGGGAAAGACATGATAATGTTTGAAATAGAAGAAAAAGAAATGGTCGACCATCCGAGCCATTATAATATGGGCAAATATGAAGCTATAGATGTTATAGAGGATTGGGAGCTTGGATTTAACCTAGGCAACACTATAAAATATATATCTAGGGCAGGACATAAAGATGATATAGTTCAAGATTTAAAAAAAGCTATGTGGTACTTAGATAGAGAAATACAAAGATTAGAAAAATAAGTAAATGGTAATATTTGCAACCTATTTATTTAGCTTCTAAGGTGGCTATAAAGCATTTATTGAGTAATTTATCGTTTACACTTTTTGAAGCATATACATAAAAGTATTAGTTTCGTGAATTTTATATAAGATTGAGTAAAATTAATACTTTTGCAAATAATATAAATATGATATGTCAGTTATATGTCAGTTAATATATTATTTAAGAGGTGGTATGATTTGAAAAGATGTTCTGTTTGTAAGGAAATTAAGCCTTTAAAAGATTTTGGTTTAAGGAATAGGCAAGATAGTAAAGGTAATATATATAAAGTTTATAATTCTGTTTGCAAAATATGCAATTCAGAACGAGCAAAACAAAGATATTATGATATAAAAGAAAAAGGTATAAGATTTGTTTATAGATTAGTAGATGAAAATAATGAAGTTGTTTATGTAGGGAAAACAGAATCTTTACCTACTAGAACAAATCAACACTTTTCTAAGAATGGGCATTTATATCCTAAAATAAAAGATGAAAAGTTAAAACTCCAATATATAGCTATGGCTTCTACTTCTCTTATGCAAATCAGAGAGATTTATTATATAAACTTATATAAACCTAAATATAACACTGTTTTTATGAATGATGAGCCGAGTATTTTTATATCTGACTTTGTGAATGATGTATGGCTTGATTATACACCTAGTGAGGAATTAGTTATCCAAAACAAGTTAGGGTATTTTAATGAGTTTACGAAAATAAAAACCATATTTAAAAGAAAAAGAAATAACAAATATTATGTTTATATAGAAATTGAAACATCTAAAGGGAAAAACAAACAAATATCAAAAGGCTCTTTTTATAATGAAGAAGAAGCTAATAAACTAATAGATTTATTGAAAAAACAAAGTGTAAAATATTTAAGACAAATAGACCAACACTAAATAAAAGACATAAAAGAGGGGATATAAAAATGAAGAATACACTTGGAGATTTGAATTTACACCTATTCATGCAACTTGAAAGACTAAATGATGAAGATATAAAAGGGGAGAAGCTTTCAGAAGAAATTGAAAGAAGCAAAGCAGTAGCAAATATAGCTAAAGAAATAATATTAAATGCTAGGGTTGTGCTTGAAGCTAAAAAATATTCTACTGAATATATGCAAGAAAGCCCTAAGATGTTAGAGGGCTAATAGTATGAATACTGGCAGACCTAAAGGAAGTAAAAATAAAAGGCTTCATAAATGGAGTGAAGAAGAAAAAGAGTATTTAACTTCTATTGTAAAAGGTAAAACTTATAAAGAAATAGCAACTTTAATGAAAGATAAGTTTAATTATGATTTCACAGACCAACAAATCAAAGGGGCTATGAATAGATATAATTTAAGAACTGAAACTACAGGGTGCTTTAGAAAAGGAAGTATACCTTGGAATAAAGGACTTAAAGGATATATAGGTGCAAATAAAACATCTTTTAAAAAAGGAACTATTCCACCACAATATCGACCAGTTGGAAGTGAAAGAATAAATAAAGATGGATATGTTGAGATAAAAGTTGCTGATCCTAGAACATGGAAGCTAAAACAAAGATATATTTATGAACAACATTACGGAGAAGTTCCAAAAAACCACAATGTTATATTTGCAGATGGAAACAGGCAAAACTTTGATATAGATAATTTAATAGCAGTATCAAGAAGTGAAATGCTTATATTAAACAATAATAAATTAATATATAAAGATAAAGAATTGACTAAAACAGGAGTTAATATAGCCAAGATACTTAGCAAAGCTTCTAAGCTAAAATCAAGGGGATAAAATGACTAAAGACAAATATAAATATATAGAAAATTTATTAAGAAATTATAAAAAGAATAAATCAAGAATAAAGATACTTGAATTGGGTATAGTTACTGATGATGACTTTACTATAAGTGCCATAGATTATTCAAAGGAAAAAATCCAAACTTCAAATCAAAGTGATTTGTCTGATTTAATAATTAAAAGAGAAAAAGAATTAGATAAATTAAAATATGAAGTTAGTTTAACTGATGCACTTTTAGAAAGCTTAAATACTAAAGATAGATATATAGTAGAAGCTTTCTATATAGAAAATATTAGAATGAATAAAATAGCACTAAAATTAAACTATTATGAAACTAAAACTATTTGGATTAATAAAGATAGAATTATAAACAACTTAGTAAATTTAGTAGAATAGTTGAAATTACTATGTTTTTACTTTTAAAATACGTTTTATTTTCATTTTAGATATAGTAATATATTATTGTTACATGATTTGTAAACATTGTATTATAACTCCTTAAAATGCCACCTAGTTTTAGGTGGTTTTAATTTTTTCATTTTTATTTATCCTTTTATTTGATTTTTTATTTTAGAGTATTAATTAATTTTAGTACTCTAACATTAAAACTCAAAGAGGGGAATTGAGTTGAAAGAGAATAAAACTAAGGTTAAAGTTTGGGTGGATATTGATAAAGTTGTAAAAGCTTCATCAGTTCCCAAAAAACTTAAATGGTACGAAAAAGAAATGATAGTAGTACCAAAGGGGGAGAAGTCTAGTTATTAGGCTTCTTTTTTATTTTATTAAAATCATCGTCAAAGTATATAAAGTAGGAGGTGGAACTTTGGGACTTACCACAAAACAAGAAATATTTGTACAAAGATTAATAGAGGGCAACTCCCAAAGGGAAGCCTATAAATTTGCTTATAATTGCAAAAAAATGAAAGATGAAAGTATAGACATAGAAGCTTCAAAGCTGCTTAATAACCCTAAGGTTTCCCTAAGGTATCAAGAATTATTGGAAGAATATAAACAAAATGCACTATGGACTAGAAGTAGAGCCGAAGAAAAGCTTATGTGGCTATTAGATAAATCTCAAGAAGATATAGAATATAGAGGATTAAAACAGGCAAACTCAAGCTCAATGTTAAATACAATAAAAGAACTTAACACACTTACTGACTTGTATCCTAAAAAAGCTAAAGAAGAAGATACTAATTTAGAAGATAGAGAAGCTGAAAAAATAGCTAATGCAATACTTGAACTAAGAGGTAAAAATGGAGCTTAATAATTACACTCCAAAGCAAATAGAAGCCTTTAAAAGCTTTGTAGTAGATAACCCTAAAATTCTTATTTGTAGTGGAGCAAAAAGAGCAGGAAAAACTTTTATATTAATAAAAATATTCTTAGCTCATGTGTCTTTATTTAGAAACAAGGGTGTTAGTTTTATAATAGGTGGAACTACTCAATCTTCTATTAGAAGAAATATCTTAAATGATATGGAGCTGATTTTAGGTAGAGAAATAACTTTAGGGAAAGACAGTTCTTTTAAATTGTATGGGAATAAAATATATTGCTTCCATGGAGCAAATGCAGACAGCTATAAAGCGATGAGAGGGTTTACAAGTGCAGGTGCATTGCTTAATGAAGCTACTACCTTGCATGATACTTTTGTGAAAGAAGCCATTTCAAGATGTTCTTACGAAGGGGCAAGAATATTTATGGATACAAACCCAGAAAATCCTACTCATACAGTAAAGGTGGATTACATAGATAAAAGCGGACAAAGATTATCTAATGGTCAATTAAATATAAAAGCTTTTAACTTTACTTTATATGATAATATTTTTTTAAATAAAGAATATGTAGAAAGTATTGAAGCTTCTACTCCTAGCGGAATGTTTTTCGATAGAGATATATTAGGGGTATGGGTTGCAAGTGAAGGTGTAGTATATAAAGATTTTAATAAAGATATTCACTATATAAAAGATTTAAATAATATTGATATAGTTAAATACTTTGCAGGTGTTGACTTTGGTTGGGAACACTTTGGTTCAATGGTTGTAGTTGGTAAAGATATAAATAATAACTACTATTTAATTAAAGAATATGCTTACCAACACAAAGACATTGAAGAATGGATTGACATAGCTAAAGATATTAAAACTCAATATGGCAATATTAATTTTTACTGCGACCATGCTAGACCTGATTATATAGACAAATTAAGAAAAAATAATATAAGGGCAATAAATGCAAATAAAAATGTCCTTGAAGGGATATCAATGATAGCTTCTTTATTTAAAACTAATAAGCTTTTTATATTAGAAGATAATGTAGATATATTTAAAAAAGAAATATACAACTATGTTTGGAAAAGTGGAAAAGATGAACCGATTAAATCTTCGGACGATGTTTTAGATAGTTTAAGATATGCCATTTATTCAGAAAGTAAAGTTGGAAATAAATTTAATAGAGATAGATTTAATTTATAAGGGGGTGTAGTATGAGAAAGATTAAACTTAATAAAGATACAGAAATGACAGTAGATGTTATTAAATATGTACTTGAGCTTCATAAAGAAGAAGCTAAAAGAATTAATAAGTTAAAAGATTATTATAATAACAACAATGATATAGTTTATAGAGAATATAACAACGGAAATAAACCTAAAAATAAAATATCAAACCCTTATGCAAGTTATATAACTAATACTGCTGTTGGATATTTTTTAGGGAAACCAGTATCTTATACTAACATAGAAAACTTTGAAGCTATAAAAGAATTATTAGCTTATAATGATGAAGCTGATAATAATACTACTTTAGCTAAAATGTCTAGTATCTGTGGCTACGGTATAGAAATAATGTATATTGATGAAGATACAAATATTAGATTTACTTCTATTGACCCTAGCGAATGTGTGGTAGTATATGATAATACATTACAAGAGAACATCATGTTTGCTATTAGATATTATGATGAAAAAATAATAAATAGTGAAGATATTGTAACTCATGTTGAAGTATATGACAAGAATAATATAACTTACTATATAAAAGAACATGATAACGTAAGACTTGTTGACCAAGTACCTCATTATTTCTTAGATGTTCCAGTATCAGTATATATAAACAATGACGAAAGATTTGGGGACTTTGAAAAAGTTAAGCCTTTAATAGATGCTTACGATAAAACTCAAAGTGATAGTGCTAATGACTTTGAAAGTTTCACTCATGCTTACTTAGTTATAAGTGGGTATTTAATGGATGAAGAAAGTGCTAAAGACATAGAAAATCAAAACATAATAAACTTTACTGATAATGAAGGCAAAGCCGAATATCTTATAAAGAATATCCAAGATAGTGCTTTAGAAAACTATAAAAACAGATTAGATAATGACATACACAGGTTTTCTTGTGTACCTAATATGAATGATAGT